ATGAAACTGGCAATTTACAGCACGAAGCAGTATGACCGTAAATATCTGGAACAGGTCAATCAGCAGTTTGGCTATGAGCTAGAGTTTTTTGATTTCATGCTGACATCGCGCACCGCGAAAACCGCCGCGGGCTGTCAGGCCGTCTGCATCTTTGTGAACGATGACGGTGGACGTGAAGTGTTGACAGAACTGGCTGCGTTGGGCATTAAAACGCTGGCACTGCGCTGTGCAGGCTTTAACAATGTCGATTTGGAAGCCGCTAAGGAGCTGGGTATCAGCGTGGTACGCGTTCCTGCGTATTCCCCTGAAGCCGTCGCCGAGCACGCCGTCGGCCTGATGCTAACGCTTAACCGCCGCATTCACCGCGCCTATCAGCGTACTCGCGACGCGAACTTCTCTCTGGAAGGGTTGATTGGCTTCAATATGCACAACCGGACGGCGGGCATTATCGGCACCGGAAAAATCGGCATCGCCACCATGCGCATCCTGAAAGGCTTTGGCATGCGCCTGCTGGCCTTCGATCCCTATCCAAACCCGCAGGCCCTAGAATTAGGGGCGGAGTACGTCGATCTAAAAACGCTGTATGCCAATGCAGACGTCATCTCTCTGCACTGCCCACTGACGCCGGAGAATCATCATCTGCTGAATCAGGCGGCCTTTGCGCAAATGAAAAACGGCGTTATGATCGTCAATACCAGCCGTGGTGGACTGATCGATTCACAGGCCGCTATCGACGCATTGAAGCAACAGAAAATTGGTGCGCTGGGTATGGACGTTTATGAAAACGAGCGCGACCTCTTCTTTGCCGATAAATCCAACGATGTGATTCAGGACGATATTTTCCGCCGCCTATCCGCATGCCACAACGTGCTATTTACCGGGCATCAGGCGTTCCTGACGGAAGAAGCGCTAATCAGCATTTCCCAAACCACGCTACAGAACCTGAAAGACATCAGCCAGAACGCGCCTTGCGCAAATCTGGTTACCTCTTAAGTTTTCCTGCGGCAGTGCCGACTGCCGCAACACTCACCCTGCCGGGCAACTTCCATTCATCAGCGATTGTTCGCTACAGCGCTTACCGTTGGCTAACTGACAGGCTCCCACGCTCGCACCATCAAGCTGCCGGGAGATCGCCATCGTTCCACCAATCAACGTACAGTTAACGTCAACCGGCGAACTGCTTTTCAGCAACACCACAGCGCTTGTGTCATCATTTTGCGTGGCGTTTTGCTGGGTAGCAGCAGTGTTCTCACTATGATTACTGCATCCTGCCAGCAGGAGCGCAGCGGCAGTACATAGCCATGGCAATAATTTCATGTTTTGGCCTCGGATCGGGTGGAGCGAAAGTTCTGACACCACGTTTGGCATCAACACTTATCGAATAGACTTTTCAGACGAAGACTATATCTATCACAAATCGCATCAGTCAACACCTGTTACCGTTGATTCATAGCCAGAGCGTCTGTAAAAAGTCGATATAAATAATAATGATGTTTTAATAAAAAAACTGAATATTGTAACCATCGTCACAATATTCAGTCTATTGACCATCAGAATAAAAATATGGTTTTTCTAATTATTTTTTCCCAGTTTCTTTGATCTTCAGTTCACCAGGGATACTGATTTCATAGGGCTTACCTGAAAAATTACTAAGTACACCTGTCGCCCACTCGCCCAATACACCTCGATGAGTGCTTGGATTGGCGTCATAAATATCATTATACGATCGGATAACGCCTTCATATTTCCAGGTACCATCAGTATTAACATTAAGAACCCCTTCTGTTCTCATAGTTATATTTCCGAGATATGCAGCCACAGAATAACCATCCAGCGCTGTATTACGAACGAAATCGCTTCCAATATCAAAACGACCCACATTTTTTCCATTTAATAAAGACATGATAGGCGGTATTTGTGACACATTGATATTAAAACCAACATCATTTATATTTATAGACCTTTCCACGCCATTCCCAAACAGATAATGGTCAAAAGCCTCAAATGGAGCAGTTACACCACTTAATATCTCCCCAGAGCGAGGAAGACTATCTTTCAGGTCATTAAAAAGTTCTAACCCAGTTTCTGCCAATTCAATTTCAAAATCTTCTAATATTTTATCTTCATAGCCAGTTTCAATGGTGCAATCGCTTTTAGGATAAGAACAACACGTCAGAATGTATTTCTTCTCCTGTTTTTCACTTAGAAACGTTCCATCAGATTGGTCTACCTCCCCGCTGGAAATTGAAGCAACACAGGAGGAACATGAACCAGCACGACATGAAAAAGGTAAATTAACACCTTGCTTCTCAAATTCGTCTAAAATATATTTATCATCAGGAACTTCGATTTCAGCGCCCGTCGTTACATCTTTAACTTTATAAGTAGCCATTTTTATTCCTTTCATTTTTAATAGTTAAATTTATTTAATCGCGCGTGGAAATTTCTTGAGAATTTACATCTGAACCACATTTATTTAATTAACAAAAAATTTATTATCTTTATGCCTTCGTGAAGGCTATGGAAACGCCTACTCCGCCAATGGCGACCGTCACAGCGAGAGATATATTACGTTTAATGTCTATTTAATTATTTTAAAGTACCTTACTAATCAGACGGTTGCTGGTCAGCACTAAATACGACTCAGCTTGTATTACCGGATGAGTAAGCGACAGCAGAAATGAACGACAACCTTCAATGGCAGGGCCAAGGAAACAGCGTTCAGAACGTAACGTGGTTAGTCGATGGCTTGTTGCATATTTTTTATATTTATATCAAAACAAATAATTTCACATATAATTATTTTAATGATTAGAGATAGAGCTTTTAAATATATCAATCACTGACAAAACACATAAAATCCATTATTTTGTTTTTTGATATACTTTCACTTTATTCATATAAAGAGAATAGTGCTCTGCCTTGCCAAATAAAATTAAATAACCTAGTCTCATTTTACTGCCCTGTGAATATATTAACAGGGCAACACAGCGATATATTATCGATCAAATTAAATGAGGTGAAATGATGTCAGATCAACTTTCTGGTGGATGGACTGCTTTCCGTGATTTGAATGATGCTGATAAATCACTTTTTAAATCTACCGTACATTTACTGGGTGTGGCTTATACGCCGCTATTTGTTGCAACACAGGTGGTATCGGGCACGAACTACTCGTTCCTGACCAAAGGTACGGTAACGACACCAGAGGCACCACTAAAAATTGTCAAAATTCATATTTATAAGCCGCTGAGCGGCGATGCGCACATTACTAAAATTGAAGAAGTCCTGCCGCAATAATGCAATAAATAACGCTACAGCTAGTGGATTTAACTCACTAGCTGTAGCGTGGTTATATATCTCCTACTTCCCTGCTTTGCCAGAGCCACCTCCTGCCTTGCCTGAATTTCCACCTGGAGATGAAGGAGCGTTACCTCTATTGCCACCCGATGGATTTCCAGTTGTGCTAGGCCAGTTCCCTCCCTGTTGAGGGTGACTTGACGATGCTCCTCTTGATGCACCTTTACTCATGATATCTTCCTCTCTTGTTTGAACACTCCTCTATCAGGATAGTAATAAGCGACACCGTTGCCAAAAATGGCTTCATGTCACGATTACAGCCAAACAGAAAAACGGTTTCGGGAAGCGAACATGCTGATCGCCTATTCATGCGTGCCAGCAAGGCGTCCTTATCCCAATCAAGTAGCTCCTCATAGCAATCATCGTCCCAGTTCAATGCCAAAAGCGCCTGCGATAGCCCTGCGATTTTGGTGTTCAGGTTGCGAAAGGTTTCTTACCACCACAGCTTCAATTCCCTCCGATCTTTATCGGCCGCCATTTGGTAGAAGTCTCCGGCTTTATCAAACCAGCCCTTTTCGACGTTGAAGCCCATTTTGCGGCTGGTTTCGGCGTCCAGTGCGGGGTTAGCAGAGCGGGAGTACAGCGTCTTATTCTTGCGGATGTCGGCGGAAGAGAGTATACTCCGACCTGAGTCATTCAAGGTGTTCGCCTCGGGCAATTGGAGCCCGACTGCATGAAGCCATTGAGTGGCTTTTTCTTTATTCAGATACAGTAAATCATTATCCAACTGCCGTTGTAGCGACGATTGGCTATCCTTTCCGTAAACACTCGCTATCTTATTAACTTCAGCAAAACCCGCACCTTTACCATTCAAATGAATAGCTACAATCACTGGGCTGCCATTGGCATCATGTGCAGCGACCAGAGAAACTAAAGCATCCTTCTCAGTAGCTGACTTCATTACCGCTATAGGATCAGCAATCAGTCCAGGCAACCTTTTCATATCATCCAATTTGACGAAATGGTTACGCACTTTTGGATCAATGGCTTTATGTACAACAGAAGCAGGCATCACTAACTCAATATTTCTGGCTCCTAATACCCGATACACTGGAGGCGTGTCTCCAAGACTAACTTGGTATCGAGGTGGGGTATCCATACTCGCTATGTTTTCCACTTCTTGCGCAAACTGTCTTGCATCGTAGCTATCAGGCTTAAATGGATCTGCATCTGATTTAGTTGAATACAGCGCATCAGTACGCGAGAAGGTGTTATCGAACTCACGGGTGCCTGGCTGCTCGTTGGCATACATCGCCGTTTTCTGGAAGCGGCCAGTGGTGGTACGCAAAATGTTGCGGATCTCCGCTGGCGTGATATCCATAGGGTTAAGCACGCCCGCTTTGCGCAGTGCGTTGGTCAGCAGCGTAACGAACCGATCCCAGACACCGCCCAGCTTCGTTAGCTCGGTACGCTCTGCCATATGCGCCAGAAACTCATTCGCTTGTGTTTCTAACGACTCCTGCCCGTAGGACTGTTCGACTTGTCGCCAAACATCCTGAATGGTTTTATTCTGGCTGTCCCGCGTCTGGTGTAGCACACGCATGATGCGGTCGTATTCCACATCGCCAATCACTGACGCTAAGCCATGGTGCGCAATCACTTCATGACGCAACTTGGCACGTAGTTCACGGGCGTTGGCGATGTTGTCCGCGATGACAATCACACGGCTCAGCTCTGGCTGGTAAATGGCATGAACTGTGCCGAATTCCGCAGGAATGCCGTTAGGCATCATCGCGGCGGCTTCGGCCTGCGTCTGCACCGCTTTCACTTTAATTTTGGCCGCTCCGTTAAGATGGGAGACAAACCCATCGGCGGCCAACTGTACGCGGTCGCGCAACATGCCAGTTTCAGGCTTACTACCATCACGGCTAAAGCTACCATCGTGAATGATGTTGCCGCCGCCAATATCAGCCCCAGAAACAGAAACGCCCCCAGATTTGGAGGCGTTTTTTGGTACTGGTGTATGTCCTTCAGGGGGAGCAGCCCGAGAATCGTATGGTTTCGATTGCTTGGGTGCAGGCAACCGCACCGCATAGCCACCTTCAACCTGTTCAACCGTTGCGCCGGACATTTTCCCCCAGCGAGAGGCTTTGGCCGCTTTTTCATATGGGAAGGGGCGACCGGACATTAGCTTCAGCTCACCGAGTGGCCCCTCCGTTGCACGGGATGAGCGATCTGGCTGCATCGGAATAAAGTCACGTTTAGCAATCAGATGCCTGGCAAAGTCATGCTCCGCTTTTGTCACGTTATAGAGATTTCCATCATCAGAAACAATCCGGTACGACGTTTTTGCCCTTCCGTTATCAGACATTCCCTGTGCGGTTTCTGGATGCCAGCCACGCCCAACCAATCCCTGAACAGCCTCTGCCCTTGTCACTGGGCGGTCAAATTCAGAATAATGGACCATTTCTTGCAATGCTTTATCCATCTTCCCACGTTGCATGGGAGTAACACTCAGCGCATCAAGAAACTCATCAGTCGGCGCACGTTTCGCTTCCGTTTGTGCATCAACGGGTACACGAGCAACACGGTGGCGCTGATCGGACAATGTCGCCTGATCGTTAGCATTCATTGCATCACTGAATTGCAGCGCCTGCCGCTGAGTACGTGTTTCCCCTTCTGTAAACTGCGGACCAGTACCAGTCTGAATCTCATCACTAAATGGCTGCCTGACCTCTCCCGACATAGCGATGAGGGATTTTTGACCAGTCGCAGGAAGACGCGGACGGCGGGCGGCGATAATTCTTTCAGCCTGCTCCAGCGCCTCCAGTTCTTGCGGCGAATAATCCTGACCGCCCTGTTCAATCTGCTGACGAATCAGTTCATCCACTGTTGGTGCTGATTGCTGTTCCGATAAGGCTTGTTGCACATCACTGTCTTCAGCAAAGCCCTGAATGCGCGGATCTTCCCTAAGGTAGGCTGGTGTATCGCGGAACTCATCAATACGACTCTGTGGCGTACCAACGACATTTTCAGGGTTGAACTGTGAATTATCTGCACCCTGAGTAACGGAGATCACGGGGCCGCCATCACGCCATTCACCCGTATAGCCAGGAGGTGGTGAATCTTCACCCATTTTAACGACAGGAATAGATGAACCATTACCTTCAGCGGACGGCTGCCCAGATACCTGCCACTCAGGCACATCGACCTGCGTAGCCTGCGGCTGGTCACCTGTAAGATCTCCTGTCGTTGGTTCGGGATTGGATTGCTGATCTGCCTGTCGCCCACGAACACCACCGACGGCACCGATGGTGCCCCCCATTCCAGCACCGACAACCGCATTATTTGCACCGGTTTTCAACACATCTTTCATCGGGTCGATTTTTTGCCCCGCGGTGTCGATCAGCTGTTCATTCTGAACATAACGTTGTCCTGCCCCCTGAGCAAATTCGGTTGTACCTTCTGACACGGCTCCTGTCGTCATACCAGATAGCACCCCAGAAGCAGCGCCTTTACGTGTTAACAGTTTCAGCAACGTGTGATCGCCCAGTGTTGACGCAGCAATATTGACCGCCAGTAAGCGGGGATCTGCGGTTACAGCACTTGCCGCCTGATCAGCTACCTGAGTACGTGCCAGCTCCAGTTTTTGAGTATCAGACAAACGGGCATTGTCTGGATTGGAGTCAATTGAGCTGAATGCAGACTGAAACGTAGAGCTTTCCATCAACTCATTGAATGACAGGGTGTTGATTTGCTCACGCATATCGATACCGCCCTGACCTTGCGCCGAGCCAGACATTGCCCCCACAAATGTCGTTTTGCCTGCGACCGCTGCGGCCCGATCTGCGGTTTCTTTCGCAAGCTGACGGGCAGCCTCTTCAGGCATAGACTTACTGAGCCGGTTGAACGTCGCACGCTCTGCCATTTCACGCGCAGCACCTGCGCCCAGCTTTGATACACCTCCCGCCGCTAATAGTTGAGCAATCGTTGGGACAGCATTGATTAACCAAGCATCCTTGTCGAAAAGCCCTTCCCCGGCACTGACATCAGCAATACCCCCAGCCTGATCATGCTCAAATTTGACAAAATCTAGCGACGCCGCTTTCTTCGCCCCGTCGCTGTAACTATCCTTAATACGCTGGGATGCGGCACTAGCAAGATCACCCGCCCCTTCAATAATGAAATTGCCAGCACGCGATACCGGGTTTCCGGCGTTCTGACGCATAACGCCCATCATTTGGTTATCAATACCTAGCGGATTAGCGGCACCACCTGCGGTATCTGTATTTTTTTCATCAAGTAACTGATTACCTGATTTAAATAACTGACCAACGCCAGCAACCATGTCTAACGCGCCAGCACCTGCGGCTTTAACGTAATCCCCCATTGTTGCTTCTGGCTCAACAACTGGCTTATTCCAGTTTTCAGATGAAAAGAACTGACGATCAAAATCGGATGTTTCACCCGGCTGCTGAATGTTGAGAGATTGGCGGTTCTTATTCGTCACTTGCTGTTCGGGACGTTGCTGTTGCGGATCGTAGGCCATTACGGACTCCAGAATTTAGGGCAAAAAAAAGCCCCGCTTTTTAAGGCGAGGCTTGGTATCTTTGGGAAATTTAGCGCGTTCTCATCAAAAATGACAGGCAAGAATTTTTTCTTAGGCTACGCTCTTGTTGCCGCCATTTCGCGGACTACACACATTCAAGGGCTAACTAATAATGAAGAAGGCAATTGCACTAATTTTTGTGATGTTAACTTTAGGTTCATCATTTCAGGTGATGGCGGGATCTGGTCGTTGCCAGCATGATTCTGACACCGCTGCTGACGGCTCACGCTGCGGTGGGCGATCTGCTGATTCTCGCCCTGGTGGCGGTGGCTATCGTTGATAATTTTTAGGCGCATTCGTGCGCCTATTCTTACTCTTGAGGGCTCCGTGCCTGCCGCAACTGGTTAGCTACAGCGGCCTCAGCAGAGGCCTTCGCCCCTTTCGTATACTGCAAATACTTGGCCTCCAGTCGCTCAGCGCTCAATGAGGAGACTGGCACCCCCATAGCTATAGCTTTTTGAGCAAATGCGGTCTTGCCCTGATCGCCCGCCGCCCATTGCTGCAACCCACTGTCATCCTGTGCTTTCGGCTGCTGCTGAGGCTGCCCATATGAATCTCTCACCTGCTGTTCCAACTGGTCGTATTGTGAGTTAATCCCCGCCGCAGTCTGCGGATCTTGCGCCATTGGATCAGCTAGAGCCTTCGCTCTCGCCTTGCCAACATCCAGCAAGTCTTTACGCAGCCCGCGAGCTTCTTCACGTACTGCCGTCTTATCTGGCGGATTCACCATGTCATTCAAGAACTTCGCCCGGCCACCATAATTTAACTGGCCGACCATCTGACTATAACCCCGAATCTCTTCCATCAGGCGAGGCAAGGCAATCGGTGCAATCGTGTCATTAGGATCTGTCGAACCAAACCGGGTCATAGGCTTATCCGCCACAGAACCATCCGTGTATGTAACTTTCAGAGTTGGAATTACCCGCTGGCCATCTTCAGTTAAGCCGATATGTCCCAGTTCTTTTGACTTAATCGTCTTACCTGTTTCTGGATCTTTATCACCTATCCCACGCTGGATATGTGTAGATAACACGTTATTCATCACGCTGATGGCCGCAGGATCGTTATAATCCATATCACCATTGAGAACTGCGGGCATGATACGGTTGATTTCCGTCACGTTCTTAATCGCTTTATCGCCGATAAATCGCTTAGGATTTAGCGGATGATCAGGTGATGCTTGCTTAAGCAATTCGGAATCGATGTTCCCTGTTTTGTCCAACTGGTCGTAGAACATTTTGATAACGGGCATTTCATCTTGAATGCGCTGTTGCCGCGTCGTCTCCGCCATCTGAAAATCAAACCGCGTCTGTGCAAGGTTGTTACTCTGCGCTTGAAGACCGTGTGACCGTTCTGCATTTTTCGCATTCAGCACGTGGGCTAACCCCCATTGCTGATCGGTAACTTTATCCCGCGACGCCTCGCGCTCAAAATTACGATTATCACTCTCCTTACCGTAATCAAATTGCGCTTGAGCTAGCCCAAAGTTACGTTCTTCATTCTTCTGCTGCTGGTCTACCATTAACCGCCGCAGCTCTGATTCTTCCCGGCGCTGTAGCGCATTATCCATCGTGTTGAATCCAGCCAGAAAGCCGTCTGCCAGACCGCGTAAGTCAGCCATAAATCCCCCCTTAAAAAAATCGACTGGCCAGCAGGCCTATAGCCGCACCAATACCCATACCTATCGGGCCGCCCCATGTTCCCGCCGTCGCCCCAGAGGCAGCACCCGCACTCGCTCCCCCTGCCGCAGCGGCCGTCCCTGCACCAGCGGCTGCTCCCGCTCCTGCCGCTGTCCCTGCGGCGGCCGTTCCCGCACCTGCTGCTGCGCCGTATCCGGCACCGATGGCTGCTCCTGCGCCAGCGCCCATGCCAACCACCTGCATTTGCCCCTGCTTCTGCATCGACTTCAACTGATCGTTTGCCATCTCACGCTGCTGCTCCAGTTCCGCCGACTGCTGCATCCCCTGCATGCCCTGTTGGCGCGTCTGCGCAGCAATATCCAGTAATCCGTATCCCATTATGCATTGCTCCCAATATTTAAGAGTTCACGTAATCCTGTCGTGCCACCCGTTAAGATGCTCATTTGCCGATCGGTCTCAGCTTCACGAATGCCATTTTTCGAGCCTGCCGTTGCAAGCGCAGATTTCAGGCCAAGGTTGTTATCGCCTTGATTGATTTGCTGAGCCGCTCCATAGCGTGCCTGCTGATTCGCTGAGCCAACCGTTGCAGTATTCAATGCCTGCTGCTGTGTTGCGTCTGCCCGTGCCAACTGGTTGTTCATTAGTTGTCCGCTGGTTGATAAATCCATCAAACCTTGCAGTTTTGGATAGTAACGCTGTTGCCAGTCTGCGTACTGCTTACGCGTAACGTCGGCAAACGTATCCGATGCGTATCCCATCAATTACCCCTTATTTAACCAACTGCTGTGGGTCGTCCCACCGAATGGCGTATTGGAAATACCAAACACACCATTGGAGCCGGGTGCCGATGACAAGGCTGGCGCTGATTGTTTTTTCGCATCAGACAAGCCGTAGGTTCGAGCTGCCGCACCGCCCACCGCACCGAGCAACGCCTGTGCACCCTGCGTTTTCGCTAATGAATTTTGTGCATCCGAGGTCGCTTTTTGCTGCGACGCTGCCGCAATCCCTTGATAGCCCTGCAACGCTTCTGCTTTTTGTCCTGCTCCCATTGCCTGAATATCCTGTAATCCAGCGACATGCTTATTTTGCTGATCGGTCTGGGAGCGATTCGTTGCGTCAATCGTGCCCGCTACCTGATCGGTCGTAACATCGTTCAGCGTTGACTGGAATTTACCGCTGCTGGGATCGACACCAGCCGATGCCAAACCATCAGCGGCTTGCCGTCTGGCCTTGCCAAACTGCTGCTGATAACCCAGGTTGACATCGCCAGCGATGTCGTCGTATTTCTGCCGATCGTTAAGTCCCTCCACTTTATCCATGAAGATATTTTCATAGGGCTTCAACTCACCCTGATAGAGATTCCACTGCTGCCGCGCCACATCCGCCGCTGCATGTTGTTGGGATGTTTCCTTGATTTCATTACTGCCTTTGCTGCCGCCCATCTTCACCTCACACCGGAATTTTGAATGTCATGAACCCTTCTTCATTGGGTAATCGCTCAAAACCTAATTTTGCAGCAACCCGAATGAAGCCTTTTCTTGCTGTATTAAATTCAACCCATCGCCCTCCGATCATGCGAGTTAACGCCTTCACCTCATCCAGATAACGCACGATGCTATCCGGCTCTGTGCTAACCGCCAGCCAGACAAATACATAAGGAATACCGTTACGTGACTTTGGCACCAGAACAATCTGCGTAGCGTCCGTACCAAAGCAAAACGCCTGTCTTTTTACAGCAGGCGTTTTGGATGTTTTTTATTAAACTAGGTTCTCTGGAATCGGCGGCGACACGATTTATTTGCTTTAGAGTCATTTTTTCCGCTATTTGTACCCAAGTGATTGTTTGTAATACTGGTCATATATAGCCGTTTCTATGTAGGCATAAGTTGTAATTCGACCAGGTCTGAATTGTGGCTGAAACCCAAGCTTATCTACATCGTATAACTCTTCTTTTATACCCCATTGATATCCATCAGTTGTTCCAAAGTAATAATACCCTGCGCCTAGTATTACTTGTACTATCCACTGATCGGGTTGTTCTGTTTCTAAAACACACGGCAGCACTGCTGCTTTTACGCGAACTGGAGAAGCAGTAAATCGATTGCTTATTTTTACAGAAAGAGGTAGGCAATTCTGATGATAAAAAATCTCTCCATCCCTATAAAAATAGATTCCATACTCCGGTATTGGTGATTCTATATTTGCGAATATATATAGTCGTATCGGAACGGGTCGTGACTGAAAAACGACATGCCAAAAACCATCAATAACCTGCAAGCGATATAATGAAAATTGTTTCCTCCATGTGCTATCAGTTGCGGTACAACGATAAAAAACAGTACATTTTTTATCAGCCGGAACGTTTGTATTAATTGATTTAGGCGATGGTGTCTGTTCCTCTCTTATGTATCCGTCCAAATCTTTTACACCGAATAAAATCATTGGAGTAAACAGCGGGCTTTGTAAAACTTTTCCGTAGTTTCTGTAATACCAAACTCCAAATTTATCCAATTTTCATTACCACAATTATAGTAACTAAAACATTACTATGAGTAGCCCATGAAACCACGCCGTTGCTAACAGTTAACGTTGCTGGAGTTGCGTATTGCCCGCCTCCTGCGTAGGCGTCAGGAGAATTAACTAGCACTGCATCTATCGTATAGTCCGCGCTTTGTGGGTACGTCCGTGATCCGCTTGTGCCAGATTGAATTACATCAACAACATAATTATCAGTTAGAGAGTTTATCGCGTCGAACGCCGAACCGTTCAAGTACGAAAACACCCCCCATTCACCACTCATAATCGTTTCCCCACAACGACGGCAGGAGATCCACTTTCATCAAAAACCACAAGTCGATTATTAACAAGCCTTAATTCTCCGCCAGTGTCATTACTGATGATTTCTATCTGCCCCGACGCCGAAATACTCACTAACTGCCCGAACTTGGCATTACCCATCTGATCGACCGTAAACCCTCCACTCTCAATCCGTGCCGTCTTTATATACGGAGAAACAATCTCAATCCCCGCCTTCACACTGTCTGCAATAATGGTTTGCGCAGCCAATATCTTGATCACCACCTCTTTGGCAACCAACTCATCGATTACCACTTTGCCGTTGGATACCGCAAACGGAATCGCATAGGTTGTTTTATCGTTGGGATTATTAGGATCGAAGATAAAGAATTGATTGGCAGCCACCGCTACCTGGCTAATGGTATTACCGTTTGCATCACGACCGGCCACAATGCCGATCCCTGCTTTTACATCTCCAGCTTGTGCTTTCGTGCTCCACATTGCTTGGTATGATGCAGAGCCATTTTTATCCATTTCAGTAATAGCTTTGGCGTTTGTCTGCACCGCTGCATTATTTTCTCTCGTTGCAGCCTCTACCTTTTCAACACGTTCTGCTGATGATGAAAACTGTTCAGATACCGACTGCGATAACTCCCTTACTGCTGACGCATTGGTTTGTGATGACGTTTCAACATCGGTTACCCGCTTTGCAATCGCACTGTTTTGATTGTTAACAGACTCAGACAACGTTTTTACGTTTGAATCAACCGTGCCAATATTTTTAGTATTTGTTTCCAGCTTCTCCGTAAGATTGGCAATCAATGGTGATGTATTCAACTGCTCCTTAATCACCTCTATGATGGCCGCCGGATCGGGATGTGTTTGTGCATACGTGCCTTTTGAATCATTGAACGGCCCTGGTTCACCCAGCGCATTAACATGTCGTATCCAGTAGTACCCTTCCCAGTCTGGATCAACGGGGTCACCGTAAACTCCGGCAGCAGAGCTGGCGATCAGCACCGCATTTGCCAGATTATCTTCAGGAGAACGATAGATTTCCGTCAGCGACCGGCCGCGATAATTGGGCATGTCCCACTCAAGTAACACGTAAGCAAACCCGCCCGTCGCTTTGAAGTTCGTTGGCCTTGACGGTTTTTGGACACCACCACCTGAATTTGAGCCGCCTGAACCATTACCGGGGGTGAGCGTAACCTTTCCGCCGCCGAGTTGACGCAGGTTAGCCAGACCAAGCGTTGCTAAATCACCATACGTCACCGCACGATTACGCCCATCACCGCGCTGGCCGGTTAGCGTTTCAACGTTCTCTAAAACCGCAGTCTGATCTTTACCCGCTCTAAACTTTGCTGTCATGCTGTCATTTCCTGCATTGATGTGGCTAACGTAATTCGGTCTACCTGCACGCTACCGTAGACTTCAATCTGCCAGCGTTTACCACGAATCGGAGGCAGCTTAACTAACGACTCTCGCAGGCTGCCCGGCGGCAAATGCAACGCTGCACGACCATCGACATGCAGAATGACGCCGACGTGCGATAACGCATTACTCATTACTCGCAGGCAGGAAAAGGCCGTATTCGCCGGGGCCAGATATTGCTTCGAGCGCCAGCGCATATTCAGGTTGAAAGCGCCATCATTAAACGTGCATAGCTGCCGCCCTTTCACGATATAGAGCGTGTCACCAGTTGGATCGTTATAGGCGGTATCAAACGACATCGTGATATGACGAATATCCATGCTGGCAGGATCGAAAATAAACCCAGCCACGCCGTTATCGGTGTCATATAGCGCCAGATATTCATTTTCCACGCGCCAGGCTCGGATCGTTGTCGGATTAAAATCTTTCCGCCACTGCTTAGCCTCAACGATATTTGCCGTGGCAATCGTCGCCGCACCATCGGCGCTGATAGAAACAAGGCCATTCGGCGAGGCATACAAAGCAAATCCATCCATCGTTACCATTGAGCGGCGCGAAACGCAGGACAGCGCGATCAGGGAATGCGTTGACGTGATATTCGACGGCGTGATGCCTGAAAAAATATAGGGGATACCTTTCGTGCCAACGACCAGCGTTGTGCCTATTGGCGCGATCGCCACAACATCATCCTGCGTGGTCTGCTTGCTGCTGTCTTTCCAGGCGTAAGGCAAATAGGCTTCACTGAACATCACCTGATTACCTTTAAACCCAGCAGCAATGCCGTTAGACATCATGCACAAACCGATCATGCCATCCGGCGGCATATAATAATCGTAAGTCTCCAGTGATGCGCTAAGCTGAGCGTTTGACAGATCGTCAACAAATACGCCGACGGCAATATCCAGTTCGGCCACCAATAAGAAATCCGCTGCCTGGCTGCTGGTCGCCGATCGATAAATCCGGCGCTTGGTGATGTTGTTGTTCTGCTGTCCGGGTGGTTGCAAATTCAGTTCCACCGAACTCCCAGAATACTTTATCGTCAGCTCCACAGAGGCAGGCCCCGGCGGACCCTCTTCACCGTATGCCGTGACATAGGTTTCGGTGTAGAAGCGCGTTTCATCATCCGTTGGATCATCCTCTTCTATGTCAGCCGGCGGCGTGATTGTACCAATGACTATCGGGTTGGCAGGCACCGGTACACCAAGACGGAAAAATGCCGAGGGATAATTGCCGTTACCACCCGTCGCAATCTGCGCAGAGGTGACCTTTGGAAATTCATCGTCGGTGTAGTAAACGCGCCCATAATCATCATTGGCGACCGGACTGCGGATCGCATCAACAATCTTGTTCCAGGCAAACCAAAAATTATCCCGATAGTGGAATATCGTTTTGGGCTTGAAGGTAAAGGTCTTGCCCTGATCGATATCATCCAGCATAGGAGTGATAACGCCATGCCGAAAGTGACAGCTCTCCGCCACCGTAGCGTTGGATTCAGGCAAAAGGTGTTCAGCAACGCGTGGCATCATTCCTCGCATTGTGGTGATATCAATGGTCGCCATAGTGATCCTGAAACAGAAAACAAAAAAGCCCCGCTTTTTAAGGCGAGGCTTGGTATCTTTGGGGAATTTAGCGCGTATGGTATGTTATCGCAAGAGCTAAAAAACTGTCGTTCTCTCTGGTAAGCTATTCATTTAGATGTCAACTTGAAAAATGTCTGATATTTAGTTTATGTTGATCGAATAACGGAATTGATCAATCACAACAAATAATTGGGAGCATAGATTTTAATGAAAAAATTAGTAATTTTAATTGCAACCCTGCTGGGTGGGTGTACTGCAAGTAATGATTCATCTTTATCACAAAAAGAACTCAATAATACCTTAATAATAAAAATCTCATCTGACACTACCGTTAATAAAGCATCCGCATCATGGCTATCCCGTGACTTAATAATTACATCTTCACATACATTCTTAGGCATGCCGTCAACGAGTACCATTCAAGTAGGCAATGAAGGTAAGTGGTTAGATGCTACGGTGGTTGCCGCCGAGCATCCAAATAAACGAGATATCGCTATATTAAAAATCAAGTACCAAGATAAAAAACATTATCTTACAGGAACATACCCAAAGATTTGCAGTAAAGCGCTTCCATCAAGAGAACCGGTGTTGGTTGCTTCAGCCTTCTACAACTCTGTCACAAAAACCACAATATCACCCGCCCCTGAGACTATGAGCAACGGAGTAACATACTATGACCATTTAGCTCATTACTTCCATCCAGGATCTAGTGGTAGTCCCATTTATCAAGCCAGTAGTGGATGCCTTGCTGGGATACTTAGTCAAGCTAACAAGCTTACAATCAATGATAATGTCAGAGAGACTACAAAATTCGTTACATCTGAGAACATAGCCAATTTCATTAAAGATAATAAAATTAGGTTGTAACTTAAAATATTGATTATCACGAAACGACAATCTGCATACTTGATGAGCATGACATGTAGATAGACTGACCCATTGGAGCATATGCAGTGATAGAAGATTCGGGGTTTTATGTCGCAGTGCACGTCGGCGAAACTGATGCACCAGCAATTTACACAGATCCAGTAGAAACGTTAGAAAGCGCACTCGACATCATTGCTGAGCAATTATCGTTTTTTGCGTAATCAGGCAGGTGAGACGCTATTGCAGTAAACGTTACTGTGGCTGACTGTATGGGTGGCTGGCACATATCGCTCTTCCTCGCGTACAGGCATCTGTACACGAACCGTCAGATAAGTACCTAGCGGAATGTCGATCGGCGAGCGGTCCGGCCACTCTTCAGAATCCCTCTCTTCGTTATACAGTCGATGATCCAGATTCAGTCTATTCTGCGCAAACGGCATCGCGTCGCCGTGGACACGGTGATATGTTCGTATTATGAGCGAACCGTCGCCCTGCACTTCGTAGTCATTCCAGATCCGTTCGTAACCATTGCGACACCGAGGGTTCGTAATACCACCATCTTCGCCGCCCCAGGCACGATCAGCATTTAGTCCAAGGCAACCCGTAATGTGATAAACCCCTTCCGATAGTCGCTCAGTTACAACGCCATCTGATTCTGCGTTCAACTGGGATGAGCCATCAGCAAATAGTTTCACTATTGGGGATGCTGTTTTGAGGAAACCATTGCCATCCACTGTTGTATTTCCAGTGTGCTTAAGCGTAACAGCATTTAACCAAGTTCCATTAAAAGTCTTTTCTAAGACAAATTCATTAAAGTTGCCTTGTGTCATGTTGTTATCAACTAGCGCCCAGCCCCATTGCGTAGAGTCGGCGCCCGGTTCTTGGTTGGAATTACCACCACGATGCCTGACACTGAAAAATGCACGCCACACACCAGCGACAGGGGCTGAGCCAGCGGATTGTTGAGACTTTAGAAACTCTCCGAACTCACCACCTCCAGCGTATTCCAACGCTCTGGCGTTTCTAACAAATCCTTTAGCATCAGTGAGTATTAAGTCTTTCCCCCCTACATAGACATTACCGTCTTGATGAAGGGCTATCGTCGTACCAATTTTATTATTGCGAAGGAGTAAGCTATCGTCGTTGATGTTCTGAAAACCTAATGTCCATCTAGTCGATCCGTCAAAATCGCTCCCCTGCAGATAACTTGGTTGTCCAGCTGCTTCGGGCTTGATGACCAATGATGCCCAGTTAGCCATGAACATCTTAAGCGCATGAATTTCTTGGTTAGTATTTGCGGTTACAGGGTTTAGGTTTCTCGTATTCCAGTCAACAGTCCACTGATTTTCCCATACGCCATTAGCAACATTTACAGATGCTGTTTTTGCTCCACCTGTGGTAAATCCTATCGCCAGAAGACAGCCATAAAAGTCCTGATGTTCAATAGGGTTCCATAGAAGAACACAATCAGCGAAGCCTGGCGGTCTGTTAATGCCCGTTTGGTTTACCCAGTAAAGGCCCGCGGGCGTGTCGCGAGTGAAGTAAACAAATAGGTTTATATCGCTGCCAATGTTAATAGCTTTGCCGCCCCACCCGAACTGCCCCTTAAGCATGGCATTAGCCAATGTTGCCTGAGCATTTCCCGCAGCTGTCTCCGCCGCATTTTTTGCGACAAGCGCACCATTAGCTGAATTGCTAGCAGCATTGGCTGAAGCCGTCGCCGCTGTACTGGCTTGCTGGGCCTGAGCTACCGCCGCACTGAGATTCTGAGCATACTGAGCCGCCTCATTTTTGGCTGCAATAGCGGCTGCCGCAGCTTCTGCCGCGTTAGTGCCCAGCGTCTGCATCGTAACCAGCTTCGCAGTAACATCGGCTTGGATTTCGCGAAAATAGACAATGATTGATGGCGTAACGGTTTGTTCCATCGCTGCCAGTTTTAATAGTTCGTTGATCGTCGCTGGCGTCGATTTCTCATTAATAGAAACGGAACCATAGACCGAATTGTAGCCATCACTCTGGATTGAAATAGCGTATTCGCAGATCTCCAACGGAATAGCGTAGTTGCCATCCTGATCGGTCATGACAGATGCAGAAAAGCCGTTCAATACCGAAGGCCCGTTGGTCAACGCGCTAAAGGTGACTTCAGCACCAGAAACAGGAACGCCGGCCGGATTCATTAATACGCCACTGATTAATACACTCACGCTTGCGAACTCCCGTTATATTGCGCCTGCTTTTTCTGCCCAGCGGCGGTATCAGTTTGTGATTTGACGCCCAGCAGATCGACAAAGGTTTGATAGTGCTGGGATGACAGCATCGCGTTATTGCCATTTTCTGCGTCTTTGCCATAGGCGCGAAAAAGGATGAACTCAAGAACAGGGTTAAAGTACAGCTCATCAAGAGGGAATAACCGGGCGTTCTGCGGCGATAGGTCGGCAATACTGGCAGGTGAAGGTAAACGCGCTACGTTGATTTCCAATTGAGCACCAGCCAGTGCGCCGGGAAATACAAAGAAGGCTTTAGGCATCTGCTCGTCGTAGCAATAGCGCTCAATCGGACCCGTTATGCTGTGCCAATCGGGATACTGATAATCGAGCGCATCACGCGGGAACGGCTGAATCGCGCGCCCCCCGACTACTCGCGTAATTTCCAGTAAACGTATCGCGCCCTCGGGTAAATGTTGCCGCGTACCCAGCTCGCAATCGAATATCTCAATGGACGCCCCGGCATCTGGCCTGATGATGATGACTGCGTTAATCGCATCATTGTAATAATCCAGCAGCTCAGATTTAGGCCATCGCAGCCACAGCGAATCCAGCAGCTGCGAGTTTGCTCTGCCGATAATGTCGTTAATCGTTGTCATTAGTAGAATTCGTGTTTACGGACGGGATTGTGGAAACCCGTTATCGGGGAGTTATCAAGCGCATCACGATAGGCTCGTCGATAACCGTCGGTGAAGATGGATCTGAAATACGCCGCTCGTTGCGGATCGCTCCACGGCTTACCCGGCATCAGATAGAGGTCTTCTAACGCGCCGGCAGCAATAACATCAGTGTAATCGTCAGCCAACGCGTCAGGCACGCTATCCGCAGTGCGACGGGGTTCCACGGCAAAGAGAATGACGATACGACCAAACGGCCTTGTAGGCGCAATGTGATTAGCCGAAATCACTGTAAAGTCAACGCCAGCAACGAGTACAGCGGGATCAGCAGGGCTGCTGATATCGGTGATCAGTAAACGCTTGACGCACTTCTCTTCCAAACTCTCCGTCAGCGTAAGCGTTACACCTGGCTCAACCTCTTTCAGCACCAATGATTCACGGCAAAACAGCGACTCACGGCAAAATGTGATAGCGGCTTCCAATGCAGACTGCCGCATCATGAAGTCTAACGGCCCGCTAATATGCTTACGAATCGCTGGCAGGAATGCGTCAAGCGATGCCATTATTCAGCGCCCTTTGCTTTGATAGCTTCACGAACGCGTGCGCGGAAATCATCAACTTTTTCCTGAGCACCTTGCTTCAGATCTGCCAGGTCTTCCGCTTCAACCAGCGTCGCCAGTTGGACGGAAGTCAGTTTTGCCAAATCGACATCATCGTTACCGATTTTGACCACCCAGCTATTCGCTTCAGCTTCAGCCTTCTGGCGTTCCAGTTCTTCCGCCGCCAACTGGGCTTTTAATTCCTCGTCTTCCGCAGACTGTGCCAACACCGATTTCACCTGGTCTTCACGTACCCATACGGTAGGGAATTCCAGCAACTGGTGAGCTACCCCGCTTTCAACGCTGACAGGTTTAAGGCGAGGAAAGATCAGGCGGCTACCTGTCACGGTATCGCGCTTTTTGTCTTTATCACCGATGTACACAACAGAAATGTCTGCCATTCTTGAATCCTCATAAAAAAGCCCACCGAAGTGGGCTGGATAATGTTAGAAGCGGCTTAGTAGCCTACCGCGACATATTTCACATTCACGACCAGACGGCCCGTTGCGGCACCTCCGGCAATCGTGGCGGTAATTTTCTCACCGCTGGCCGCCGTGCTGTACGGCACCACGGGTACAGATTTCGCTACCGCATCAGCATGGCTGGCCGCCGCGACAAGCGTATGTGTACCGCTTTTTACTTCCACTGTTACGCCCGCGCCCAACGCTTCACTGACCATATCAATGGAACAGATACGCATACCGATCGGCATTTCCAGTAGTTCGACAATATCGCCGGCGGCAGCAGCAGCCAGCACAATCTGGCTTTCTGCTAAAGACAAATTGCCCTGTGACCCTTGATACACCGCATCACGCATGGACGGCGCTTGAATCGTTGCCATAAATTTTCTCCTGATAAAGCAAAGCAGCAGGCCGAAGCCTGCTGTATGAGAGGGATTGAGGGGATTGATTAACGCCCTGTGGAGATCGCGGAATCCACGACGATGATGCCGTGGTCGCTCATGCGGCCATCTTTCTGCTGGAAGCGGATTTTCTTCAGGCCGTTAATCCAACGTACTGAAATCTCAGTACCGTTACCATGATCCACTTTCTCTTCGTGATAACCGAAGTGGCCGCCGCCTTCGCCCGTACCATAAGCGTTCGCCAGCGCCTGACCGCCCAGCAGCATGGCGCGGTCAATAGTGGTTTTTGCTTCTTTCAGTGCAACGGTGGCAGCCAGATCGTTGTTAGATACGGAGACCTGGGAGCCAGCATTGAAACGGATCGGCATTCCGGTGTATTTGCGCACCAGGATGTTCCGCCACATCGCGCATTCACCTTTGAACAGCGGGTGATCGAAGCCTTTAGAGCGCTGCATAACGCGTGACAGCATCGCCTGCCAGTCTTTGCCAGACGTGGATGTATACCAATCATTCCACTGACGCGGCGTCACGTTCAGGACGTAATACGGATCGTCGTTCGCCATTTCGTCTTTCGACATTTTGACGGGCTGAAGTGGATGCGCCATTTCATCGATAAACAAAGATAGGTTATCAACCACGCCCAGCGTAAACAGATCCGCCGCATCCAGACCTTCAAAGCTGGTCGCATCACCGGCATAAAAGTGGCGATCGTAGGTTGGCGGCAACACGTCGTTGATCATGATTTTGCCAAATTCACCATGGCCGGCCAGCGGCAGAATGGTGTCATCCGCGATAAAATCACCACGAGCACCCGCCAGATGCACCGTCGCGCACTGATCTTGCAGGTCATTAAAGTACGTGCCCAGCAAGGTGCGTCCGGTTTTGTTCAGATTGTGCTTATAGCGCTGCTCTGACATTTTCCCACCCGCATCAACCAGATGGCGACCCTGATTGATCTTGAGTGAGAAGTCGGCGAATGCGAGGTTTTCACCGCGCCCTTCCAGTTTCGCATCGCCCATCGTCGGGCGCTTGCTGAGTTTGTGGACGATCTGCATATCCACTTCATCGCCTTTGGATTTTTGCAGATCGGTAATGCGCACTACTGGCGCGGTATAGCTGGTTTGCTTCACGCCTTTTTTATCCGGCGTTACCGCCTTTGGCGCTTCCTGTTGTTCCGTCATGATGTTAACGAATGAGCGGTTGCGGTTGGCTGCGGTGAACAGCGCAACCTGCATCAACTTATTCGCCTGAGCGGAGGTAATGGTAGTCATGTTGATTCCCTAAAAAAAGAAAACCCGCACGCGGCGGGTTGGATAATGTGAGTAGGTAACGTCAGATGGCTTGTTCTAACAGCGCTTCAATCTGCGCATCAGTCATGCCAGCAAACATCGCCTGCAATTGATCAGGATCGGCATTGACTGCCTGCTCCAGTGGCGATGCGCTGTGTTGCGTTGTTGAGCCGACATCTGACGGTGACGCAGGCAGCTGTGACGAGGCATTTGCTTTCGCCAGCAGATCTGCTGCTTTTTGCTGAAGTTCTTCGGCTGTCGGTTGCTGTTGCACTGCTTGCGTAGGCTGTTGAGGTGCACTCTCCACAGATTCACCATAAGCGGCGCGGGTTCGCTTCACGACTTCACCGAATCGTTCATTTAACGGCTTGTCTTTCCATGCAGGATCAAGTTTGAGTGTTTCATCGATATGCACCGCCAGCGTAAAGCGGTCTGGATCGCTGCTTTGCCAGTTTTTCAGATCTGGCGTGGCATCCAGTGCCACAATCACAGGGTTGTCATTAACAGGCTGAGAAACTACCGGGGCTGGCTGCGCAGATTGCAGGTATTCCACTTTCTGCGTTAAAGCATCAAGCACATTCGCCACTTCAGGGAAATTCTCACGCACCGTCGCAATCTGCTCTGGCGTGATCTTAGCTTTTTCCGGCAACTGCGCAGGTTGCAAACCAGCATCGTTAATCTGGCGCGAGAAGACTTCCAACTGTCGCCGAGCTTCAGCCAATTCTGTAGAGGCTCGCTGATTCGCTTCAGACAGACGGCGCTTTTCGGCGCGTTCTGCTTCCAGCACATCATAAGGAATGGTGTGCTTACCATCCCGGCTGAGAATGTTTTTCGCGGAACCATTACCTTCATCAGCAGCGACAGGCTGTTGAGTCGTGGTCGTCTGTGGTTGTGCAGCTACGCCCGGCGTCAGCGTGGTGGTATCGCCCTTATTTTCCTGCCGCCCATTCAGATTATCGGCGGTTGTTTGTCCGGTATTGGTTACCGCCCCCGCCGTATCATCAGAAATACCCACATCGCCCAGATTATTCAGCAATGCTTCCAACTCTTCCGCTGTTTCTTCACCTGTTAAATTATCAATATCAACACTCATGTCATTACTCCTGTATGTCTATTTGTCGGATAGCTCCGAAAGAGAAAAGGCGTATCGCTGCCCATGCGAATAAGCGCTCTAACAAAAACGCTTACCGGCACAAACAAAAAAGCCACCCGAAGGTGGCCGATACTGATTTTGTGGTATAAAAAAACCGGAGCAGCTTTTTAAGGCATACTCCGGTATCTTTCGCGAATTTAGCGCGTATTAATTAAGAACACAAGTAATTAACTTTAGGTTAGAAACCGTATTTTTTATCAGTTACAAACTTTGGAGCCACCCAATTAGTCCCTTTTACAACTGTGCCATTCTTATCTTCAAGGATGCCCTTGTGGAAAAGTTCATTGTATTTAGCGAAAAGCTCGCCACTGGATATAACGTCGAAATTACTATAAGTATAAAGTCTATCCAATTGTTTATAATCTGATGTTAATGCAAAAACGGTAAGCACATCTTCCAATGTTTCATTTTGGATAACTTCTTTCATATTAGCCATGTTTCCCTCCTAATGCGTCTTTGAGTTCCTGTTCGTAGGCTGCCTGCAAAGCAGCATCAGTGTACAACGGTTGCTCTTTCTCATTAATTTTGTAGTCTTCAAGCGTCGCTGTGTGTGTGTCGTTCCAAACAGCGCTTTTCTTCTTGAATGCTACTAGGCACTTCACCGTCTTTGATGCCTAAATTTCTGTAGCGGTTTAACTCTCTTAATTCATGCGTATAGAATCGCTTGTCAGTATCCGTGGCCGTGATTTGACCATTCAGTATGTTTTCCAAACGTTCAATCATCACTTTGTTTTCAACCGACGCTTTGAAACGCCCTGTGTGTAATTTAACATTGTCCACACCTGCATGGTCAATCTTAACGTTTTTCCAATCCAGCTCCAAGATCGGACCGCCTGCCTTATCTGGATTATAATAACGTTTGCTATATTTTCCTTTTTCCGTCCCACCATACGGATTACTGTTAAACACGACATAAATGGGTTCCACGCCAGAACCAGACGCAGTTGGCAACCAGATTATATAGTCATCAATATCCACTGGATCAGCAACTGGTGTTACCGTAACTGTGATTTTATCAACAGGTTTAACATCAACACCAGTATTCAGTAATGCTTTATAGTCAGGTGCAGTATTACCCGTATTACCGACATTTCCGGTCGGAGGAAACGCTGGGTTTTCCAGTACAAGGCGAGATGAAACACCATCAATTTCTGCACTAAAAATACCCGTATTTTTGTCATAACTGCCCGCTACACCTCTGACACTCGAAGGGATTCGCAGACTATCCGCTTTGAATGCCCGAAGAACCCTTTCTCCATTCTCATCAGAAAATGCCAGACGAATGGGAAGATCCAGACTTCCATTTTTCTTGGCTAAATCGTCCAAGTTAATAGGAGATTTATATCCCGGAATATCTTTTACTGGGATGGAAAATAAAACATCGACATCCTTCCCAACAATCTTACCGCTGCCAATCATCCCTTGTGGATTATATGAAAAAGAGGCTAATGCCCCCGAAGGAACACTTTGGGAAAGTGATGTAACAGCATAAAAATCTGACAGCAATTTACTAAGTTGAGTTTGCACTGTGCCAAATGTTGATACATTAACCCTGTTGCGTTTTATCTCTTTTTCTTCGGCAAGCGTTCGCTCCGTTTCAACCTGAAGTCGATTATTCTCAGCAAGCAATTGCTCAGCCTTAGCCAGATCAGAACGAGCCAGGTTCAGAACATGACTCTCTTGTTCCAATGCATTATTTGCTCTGAAATAAGCCTGATGAAAGTTATTCATCGTTTGCCATAAAGCAAGATAAATAGGATATCCCGGTCCCCCAGTTATACCCGCACTTAACAGACCTCTATTTTGATTATAAAAATTGTCGCGATTTTTTGCAGCGGTATTCACCTGTTCTTGGTAAACCGCAACAGTTTTAGTTTTTTCTGAAATGGTTGCGACAGAGCTTTCTTTTAGCTGTTGAGCAAAAGAGATCACTTGGCGGATTTCAGTTAATTTTCGCTCCGCAGCTGTAATTGGATGACGCAACAACCACTCCTGCTCACGGCGCTTGGCCTCTTCAACCTGTTTTTTCTCCTCCTCGGCTGTCACGATCTTTGAAAGAGACACGTATACCGGTTCATGATCGCTGCCAAAATCAATAAATGCATGGTGCGTATCAGCTACTGGCGAGGAAAGGAAAGAAGATACCTGAATATCATCTTTTACTTTCGGCGGATTCTGTGCCAAAGCAGGTTTGGTATTATCGACCTTGATTTGGAATGCAGGCTCACCAGCAATAATTTTCGCTGAATACACACCTGGCATTGCTGTTTTCTCTGCTTTAACTACGGGAATATTCGCGACTGGTGCATTCGTCGTGGGCTGAGTAAGAGCCAGTTGACGCTGGGAAAGTTCGGTATTAATCACACTTTGTGCCAGTAAACTGGCGGGAGCTGTTGGCAATGATTTGATTTCACTAACAGGCAAACTGCTGACGAAACCTGCAGGCATTGCTGTAACGTTATACCCTTTATTTAATACTCCCTGTTGAGCAGCTAACTGGGCTAAAGCCTGCTGATGTGCTTGATTGTATATAGAATCGAGACTACTGGGAGCGGTACTAGAAGGCCACATTCCGGCGGCAGTAACACCAAATACCCGCCCAACGACCGGAAGTGATCTGCCAATCACTGCACTGAGTGTTGCAAGTTTAGTGTTAATTGCTGCTCTGACATTTGCGAGTTCAGTCTCAATTGCCGTCGTATTTATTGTGAACCCTAGCTTTCCATAAAGAGGGTAGACCGGCATCGGTATCGCGATTGCCAAATAGGGATTAACGATAGCCTGCTTTTCTGGATTTTTACTAAAATCAACGGCAGAACCACCTTTGCCATTGTCCCTGTCATTACCACCTTTGCGATCATCGTTTGAAACCCAACCACCACCACCACTCACTGTCATGGTGTCTCCATCATTTGGAGCATATAAACGGTATTTAATCATTGAAGTTCTCCATCAAAAACGCCGGAACTGTATTTTTATACAGTTACAGCATTATAGAGACTTCTCTGATCTGGCTAAAGCATTCGCCTAACTTCATAAACACAGTTAATAAACTGATTTTAAAAGTCTATTTTATCAATCTGCCCCTGAATGCTTTGCATCATCTGTGAATTCAACATTTCAATTTCCCGCGTCGTGTTTTCCATATCCTTAAGAATGCGACCTGTTTCCGCCTGCGTTTTCGCATCATCAAAGCGCTGGCTGTTCGTTAAGGTTTGCTCACGCTGAGCCGCCGCTGCAATGCGCAGTGCCTCGGCTTCCAGTTTCGCCACTTTCCCAGCAATCTCACGCATCGCCAGGTCTTGCTGCTGTGCCTGCAATTGTTGCTGTTGCTGAGCCGCCTGCAGCTCTTCAGGTGTCATCTCATCCGGCGATTTCGGCGTACCCAGTGCACTACGGATCCTCTGAATAAACTCCGATTTCTTCGGCACATCCAGCAGCTCGACCCACATATCCAGTACCGTGGCTTGTACCTGTGGCGGCAAGCCAGTGATGACCTGAGACATACGCTCTGCAAGTTGCGATTTATAGGCAGGTGTCTGCTGGATCGGCGCAAGCGCAATATGCGCACGCAGGCGGGAAACATCGTTCGTCATCCCGTTGCCGGATTCCTCATTGATGGTGACGGACTTACGGCGGCGCGGATCGTCACGGTTCACCACAACGGAGTAATTGCGTCTGCGCGTCAGATCTTCCAGTAAATACGACAGCAGCAACTGTCCGACCTGCTGGCAGGCGAACTGATAGTTATCGTTGATTTCCGCCAGCGTTGTTGCGCCCTGTTCGACCAGGTTGCTGATTGCCACGCCGGAAGCGGCGCTGGAATCCTGCCCTAGGAATGCCGAATACACCCCCATCCCGTCCTGAATCAGTTTCATGCTCTCTTGCATGACCTGAAACTGCTGCTGCGCTACCTGAAAATCCTGCTGAATATTAATCGCATCCGCTGCTGTTGTTTTGTTGTGCCTCTGGGGGTTCAGCGTAATCACGCCATCTGGTCGCTCAACTTCGTCCGCTAACTGCCTGTCAGTCATGTTTGTCGCATCAGCATCCTTGATGATGCGTTTGGCCTGCAATAGCCAGGTTAATTTTATACGGCGGAAGTTCACTTCATCCTGAGCGGGGATCGCACGACAGGCTAAGCCATACGGTGCACCTGTTTTGTCTTTGCGATAGCCCCAGAACGGCACTAACGGGAACATGCCTTGTGGCGCCGAACATGGGCGATCGCCAAGAAAGTGCGGCCCGACAAACCACGCTTCGCGGATTCGGCTGACGCGAGACATCACCACCGACACACGGCCGGTCGCCAGCGCCACAGCGTGCATCACGTTGTTTTTATCAAACTGGATAACGCGGCCATTAGACAGTTCAAGAACCGGCACCCGTTGGTACGTGCGATAGTAGATCACCTGCAACATGACTCGCTTACGGTTGGCAGATACCCATTCAGTATCCTTGCGGCTCCACTGCTGGTACTCGTCATAGGCACTGACTAAAGCGGGCTCCTGCCCCTCGGCAATATCGGTATCGACAAATCCGCGCCACTCATTGATCGAGTAGTCGATAACCTGCGCCATATCGGGAAAAGTGGCTTTCACCTCATCCACGTCCAGCCAGCGTTTGCGCATCAGCCAGCGGCAGTCGCTCAGGTCAGCCTCGCGGCTATGCCAGTCCCAGAACACTTCATTACGGTGAACGGTTCCAACCTTGTAGCGCGAACCAAACAGATCGCTGTTACGGCGGACTTCAACCCATGATAGCCCCGCTTTGATCTGTTCAGCATAGGCATCAGAGCGCGCCTTATTGATATTCGACAACCGGCAAACGTCAGCAAACTCCGCATTGACTGCATCAGCAAGTTGCTCCATTTTCTCATCAGGATCATCAGCGATAACCATCAGGTCGGTACGTGTCTTGGCTTCCATGCCCAATACACCATCGATGGTTGGCGCAATCAGGTTATGCATCGTCAGCGGTTGGCCGCGTTCGCGCAGTTTCGCTACCACCTCCGGCGCAAGCTGATCGCCGTCGTAATACGCACAGGCGGTATTTGCCGTAGTGCGCCAGTCTGGCTGCGCATCAATGTCCGATGAAAGATCCAGTAATTGCCGCTGCGTAAAGCGGTCGCGGTTGTCCTGCTGGCGAGTGTGCTGCTGTGGCCGTGCCTCAGCGTCAATAGCGGCTATGTTCATCAATATGACATCCAGTGAGTGGGTTTAGAACGGTCGATAGGTTTCAGTTTCGGTCTGGCTGGCATGCGAGCACGCATTTCCTGCGCAATGGCATAGCTCATCACCTGGTCATCGAAACAACCGGTTTGTGCGCCCATGCTGCCTTTGGCGTCATAGACATAGGTATTAAGTTCGTTGAGGGTACCGATCCAGCGAATGCCGCTGGCCTTTTCACGCAGTAACGTTTTCAGCCCTTCCGTTACCACTGGCTTACTCTGCCTGGTCGTTAACCAGCCCAGCTTCGGTGTCTCGTCGTCGTTATCGCGATCAAGGTGCTGTTCGGCGTAAATAGCGCGAACGGGATAAATATCACGCAGCTTCTGCAATACTGCGTGACCGTGGTTATTTCGTTCTGGCCCGATGTAAGCGGTGTTATACCATTCGCCGACATGTGCCAGCAGTTGCGCGAATAGCTCTGCATCCAGATGCCCGAACCAGTGCGCCACCTGTTCACCTGTCGATTTCTTCACAACATCAAATGAAGATCGGTCACCGTTTTCCAGCCCTTCGGCGATATCCGCGCCGATAGCATAATGCTCATCGTGATCCGGCAATTCCCAGACCAGCAGATGATTTTGTAACGTGCGTTGAAGCTCCTCTTTGTCGCCGCCGCGCAGTGCCTGCACTTTTGTTCGCTTACCGGTTTCAGGCTCTACGTCATAGACAATGAGCGGCGGGCTACAGCCCCCTTCGGCATGCATTACATTGATCGCGGGGAACACACGGCGACCAGAGGTTAAGAAGGCTTCCTGCGGCGTGGAAGGAAATTCCTGCTTCATTTCCTCGCCCTGCTCGATCTCTTTGCGGATATACCACTGCTTTTGCTCATCACTTAGCGTGACACGCGTTGCTGCTTCAACCGCAGCAAAATATTCCTGGTGGTATTTACTCAGGCGCAGACCACCGGCCGGAACGGGCGCAACGTATTTCGGATCGTCAAACCACGGATAGAAATGAAACTTGTAATCCTGCATCGTCAGATCAACGCCGGATTGCGCCAGCTCAAGCGCCCGCGTACTCATGGTATGGAAATCACCGCCCACACCTTCCGCTGTGGATTCGTCAAACACAATACAGCCGTCATGCACGGCGTTCAGCGTACCCGTTCGCACCTCTTTGGCTTTGGCCGGATACTTGGCGCAGATTTTCCCATGCTCGGAAATGTGCAGACGCTGAACCGTACCTGAGCGGAAAGACGTGGCCACCTGAATGCTGGAGCCGTGAGAAAACAGGATATAGCCACCATTCGCCCCGCTGCGTCGCTCGGTAATCTTGAATGACGAACGTAACCAACCAGGCAGATTGTCGAAGGGTATCGATATCTTGGTACGGAAAATTTCGCCTGCGGCATTCTTATCCTGCGCAATGATCCCGCACTTGATGTTCTTATTGAACAGCGCCTGATCGAGCAGGTAGATATCAATCGCGGTAGAGAAACCGAGCTGACGCGCCTTGAGAATGATGTTGCGGTAATGCATGTGCTTGAACAGGCGACGCTGTGCCGGACGCATCCGAAACGTGACCAGTTGGCCTTTTTCATTCTCGATCTTGTACAGATTATTGAGCCGCCACCACGGATTGCTCAATTTTGACAAAATAAAAAGGTGCTGCTGCGCCTCGGTCATTCCGTCCAACTCATCTTCTGCGAGGCTGGCATCATAGTGCGGTGTCGTCATTACGCCAGCATTCCATCATCTGGCATCGCGTGGATATCACGCACTACATCGGTTAGCGGCGTCGTCACATCCTTGCTTTCCGCCGTCAGTTTCTCCGTCTCGGCTTTCAGCTTGGCGGTCGCCGCCTTAATGCGCTGTGTGTCAGCACTCAGACGCGGAACATTCACCGCATCCAGTTGTAATTTGCTCAGGCTGTTCTCGATCGACTCAATCCGGGCAATGTTGCGATCAAGCCCTTGCTCAGCCTTGATGAACTTATCGTAAAGCTCAATACGCGCTTCGATTGATTCAGCGTTCTGTAAATCCTCCATGATTTTGTTCAGCGTTTTCGTCACTGAGAATGCACGGGCCCGGGTGAAAATCAGCTCATCACGCAGATCGGAATCTTTGGCCGCATCGAACAGCTCATCAGCATCCAGATATTTGGCGTAGGCACCGTGTGTTCTAGCGTATTGATTGCCGCGAGGAAATGCGTTTGTCGGCACGCCAGTGTTGCCAGGGTTTCCCTCAGTAAAACAACCATTGGAATCCCTGCCGTGACTTTTCGTTTCAGGTGCTGAGGCTTCGCCGCTGTCGTCTACGTTTGCGGATTCCTGAGCGCCGTTATCACCAGAGTCATCGCGCTTTTTTCTCGCTTTTGCGATTCGTTTTTTTCTCTTTGCGAATGTGAGAATCACTTTCTTGCGAACAGATAATTTGCGAATTCTGTTTAATGAAATCCGTTGCAGCCTTTATCGTGATATGACGCTTCGCAGAGCTATACGGCACCTCATTCTGGGCGCACCACTCTACTGGGGAGATTCTCGTTGCTGAGTATGCCGCAGCATAATCGGCCAGCAACTTTTTCCAATCGTATTTTGCCATAGCGTCCTACTGAGTAAGCATTATCGAGCCACCTCTGGGAAGTGACACTGGAATCCCTTACTTTCCACACTCCGGTTGCGGCTCAAATGCCATTGCCACAGTTAGCCCTTTGACCTGAATCTCTTTCTCAATGTGTTGTTCGGTGACTTGTGTCATGGGATTACCTTTTGTTGGGGCGAAAAAAAAGCCCCAGCGTGTGCTGAGGCTAATGTTGAAACTCTAATATTTTATTTATCTAAACCAGCCAGAGCGGCCCCAAAAGCCAAAATTAGTCCGAACTCATTGACAAGAAATGCCATCAACAACTTAACTTTTTGGCTTCGAGTTCCGATTTGATGTAAACAGCTTCGTAAATCAGCGATAACGACAAGAATCAAAGCACCAAAACGGACAATAGTGCATAAAACTACTAAAGCAGAAGCTATGTAGTTAGCATTTTGATACGTTTTGAATGCTACATAAAAACCTACCGCGCAGAGCGCCGCCGATGCAGCATATTTATTATCCATCTCAATAATTTTTTGTGATGCGAAAAATTTTGTTGTCATATCAGTCTCTTTATTAGTGGGGATATAACTACGCTACCACATGAAAAAAGAGGCCGAAGTGTTTAGAGGGAAAAAGTGTCTTTTCCGAGAAAATAAATTTAACGCTCAGTAATGTGTTATTTATTATCATCTTTTTGGGAGTCTATTTCCCGTATCCCCGCCAACTGATTTAGCGCTCTGTCTAGCGTCGCCAACAACGGGTCAATCCAATAAACGGCCTGCCCATACGTCAATCTGCACTCGGTGGCAGCGGCACCAGAACCGGTTGTGTTAGCTCCACCGGTAGTGGCACGCATTGCGCTGGCACGTAAACTGTGCGCGTAGTCGAGCAACCCAGCAGCGACATCATCAGGCACGCACTCACGACTAGCAGGATGATGTTTGATAATTGTTCGGTAAATAATTTGTTTTTCATCGGATTTACCCTTGATGGTGATGGCATACTGATTCGCCTGCCTGGCGATTTCGTTGTAACGATGGAACTGAAGTGACTGCCCGGCGATAACCGCTTGCTGACTTGCACTGACATCTTCCGATTGCTGCTTATCCCGCTGCGCAATATCCGTATCCCACCGCAATCCCTGCGCATACCAACCCGCGCCGAACGCAGCAGCCAGCCCACTGCATAACAACAGTGCTTTCATTTTCGTGGTTAACATGGTTTCTCTGTTAAAAGTGTGTAGATTGATGAGGGTGAGGAATTTAGATTTCACGTAGCGTCGCCAAAGTAGCCCTGGAAAGGCTAATTTTTAGACAAATTAATCTGTTTTAGGACAAAGTGCCGAATTCCTATCATCGCAATACATAGCAAAATAATGCTATCGGCCTGTCTATCTGATCCACCTCCACCAATCAGCGCCCCCATGCACGAAATAGACAGTACCGAATACATTAGTTTGCCGATTACTCCATCGTTAACGTGGTCACTAAACACGCACCACCCAGCCCATAGAAGAATGGTGACGTAGGCGATGGTGAAAATCATTGCGCACCTCCACCAAACCGGGATCGGATAAGCCCCCACAGATCGGCAGCTTCAATAGCCTTGATAACGGCAGCAATCAGCGAACCGCCAAATGCCCCCAGAAGAAAACCAATCCCACCAGCCGACGACGGGTTGATATTGAAATAATCGCCAACAATGCCTGTCAGATAATGGGCGCAGGCGCTACCCGTGAAAACGAAGATCGCAATCCCACGCGCCGTTCTCAGGTCGCTTTGAAACGGTACAGATATCAGTGCGCCAATCAGTCCAGCGACCGCCCATTGAAATTGCTCCCACAGCCGGGGTAGCCATTCCATTACGCTACCCCTTGATATTTGGTATACGCGCTCTCAAGTTTGGTGTCATAGCGGTTTTTGGCATACGCTGGGCCGTTGTAAATTCGGGCGAAGGTTGCCCAATCCCGACTTTTCAGCGCCGACAGCAGTTTGTTATCCGCTTTAATAAAGCGCACGAACGTATCGAGTTGGCCGGCCGCTGTGTATTGGGCGTTAATGAAGGCTTGTAATGTTGGGTAGCCGCAGGTTTTCCAATGGTAACCCATGATCTGGAATGCTCCCCACGATGCAGATTGCAACGCGCAGCCGCGATCAATAACTGTCGCAGCCCGGTCCATATCTTTATCCTCTTTATCGGTGGACTGATAACTACCAGGTTTACGAGCCACCAGATCAGGATGTTTCGCTAATTCAGCATTTGCCCGATCACCGCCGAAATGTTTCGTCAGTTGCTGATACATGACGTGCGGCTCATATTGCACTTTTACCCGACCATCCGATAAAAATCCGCTGCCATTACTTTCTACTTCAGTCACAGCTTTAACTGTAGCAACCGGAACCCCCAAACCACTCGCGGCGACCCGGTAATCTAAAAGGGTGAGAATTTTGGACATAACACGCTCTATGTGCAGGAAATAAAAAAGCCTGCTGGGCGAACCATGCAGGCTTGAGGACTGACCAATAAAAAACCGGAGCAGCTTTTTTAAGGCATACTCCGGTATCTTTCGCGAATTTAGCGCGTATAGGCGACTAGGTCAATCGGGTTTCTGTAGTAATCCGGCATCTTTTAATGCCAAGACAACATCCATTTGCCCATTTTGATTTTTCGCGGCCTCATCAAAATGTTCCGTCGCTTTTTTCCATAAATCAGATTTAGAATATTTTCTGATTGGTTCACTTAATAATTTTTCAGCCGCCGCTACGGCGTATTTTTTATTTGGGCTTTCCGGCGGTAAATAATTTCCTCTTGGAATGCCTTTTACATAACCATCCTGACACAAACCAAGAAAAGCAGATTTTGGACATCCCTTTTTTTGGCTTTCTCTGCTATCGGTAAAATGTGTTATTGAATATTCCCAGCACTCTTTTGGATTTAGTTTATTACAATTGTCGAATGCAGCCACCACGGCCACTGCTGTTTCACCATAAATCCCCATGTCATGCCTCCATTTCATCATGAATTTTAGTGCTGAGAGCACTCACCGCCTGAGACTCTTCAATATACAACCAGTGCATACAGCGTTTAACCAGATCCAGATATTGCGGCCATTCACTGGCAGATATCACCGTCCCTATGATAGCCAGCGATTTACGCAAATGCTCAAACGTCGCCGCAATATGCCCGTTGCCGCCACATTCATTACACACGGCAATGGCCGGGCGTAGCGTTTTCCCCGTTCCGTTACAGCGTGGGCAGACATTCAATTGCGCCGCCTGGCGTTCCGACCATTCCCGTAACGCTTTACGCTCATGACCGATTCGGTCATTTAGCTCGGCGATTTCTATCCCCGCGCTGATGTAATCGGCATGTCTCACCTTCTCGCGGCAGCGCTGCCTTTCAAGCTGCTTTATCTCTGCACGCAATGCATCAGTATTCTTGCGCGACTGCGCCGCTTTAGTGCCGTATCTGCGCAGCAGCCCGGCGATATGATCGATTTGCGCAGGAAGATTGCGCTCAAGCACCATATTTAGCGCCAACTGACAAGCAGGATCTGAGTGCATAAAGTGGTTTGGAGTGTTTACCCAGTTAGATATAGCAGCTCGAATACGCTGTTCTGCCTGGCTATCGTGACGATATTTTGCCATTAGCAAATCAAAGCCAATGGAATGGCGGTGCTGAGTCGTGGCAAATGCTGCCAGTATTTGCTCTTTGGAGAGAATTGCACGCCCGCGCCCCACATTCAGTGATTCAATACTCATACAGCGCGGATCGTGCATCTTGATAAGTTGTTCTATAGCTATGGTCATTTGGTCAGTCCTGAGAGTGATATCATCAGGCTGATTGTATAAACAGAAAAGCAACTTACAAGGAATGAGTGATTATTCTAACTCGCTTTTAGTAAATGCTTTTCCTTGTCTAATTAAATTTCTTAACCCAGTTTTGGCAGCATGTGCTTCCCGCATGCCATTCATGAAAATAATTTCTATTGCTCCATTACCAATCACAGATATTTCATTATCTTCACAGAAATACTCAGCAGCATAAATAACTCCGTCTTTTTCCACTTCAATACGGCACATTTTCATTCCCACGTTTTATATATTCACTGATGGCACTTGATGCTTGATTAAATCCAAAACAACAAACAGCTCGATAACCAGCATCTTCCAATCGCTTCAACCAAACCTCTTGCTGAGCCGATAGTTTACCGCCCTTCGCTTTCATCTCAATCCACAAACCTGAATATCCACCGTGAGGAAGTGCCAGAAACAGATCTGGCACACCAGCACGAACAACAAGCCGCTTTGCATCACGAGCCGCCTTCGGCCCACGTTTTCCCTTGTTCAGAATCCCCAATCTTGGTGTCATCAATCTAGGTCTTATCTGCTAACTCAATCAATATAAGTTATTAATTTCAGCCTAGTCGGGATTTTTGCATTATGTCCTGTTACGGATTCCAATTTTGGATGTGATATCAATAGCTATCAATCAATAAAATTAAAACTCATATAGGTTTAAAACGCATATCTCCATTATATTTCTCAGCTTCATACATTTTGGTTTTAGTGAATTCACCAGAAATAATCTGGACGAATTTTGATTTTTCCTTATCGGGAAATTTAATACCAAAAATAACTTCTTTTAAATACTCTGGTTTCAACTCAATATCAAGAGGACCGTCAGATTGCTTTTTTGAAATTAATCTATACTCATTTTCATATTGCCATTCATGTTTTTTTATGAAAAGAAACTTACTACATTCCCTTACAAAATAGGAAGCTAACTTCTCTGAAAAAACATCCCTATCAAAAAAATGAAGAAATCAAACCTAAAGACTCTTCTACGCTCTTATCTTTACTCCGAACAGCTAAGCCGATAATGCTTTTAAAAAATCCCTCAACAAGATTATCAATGGATAAATCAACCTTGGGATATTCTATTTTTTTATATCAGAGAAAAAATCATCGCTATGAAAATCGAAGCATAATACTGCGCCAGAGTGGTTATCTGCATAGTGGGACCATAGCAATATATTATCTCTCTCCTTCGTCAAAACATAAAACCCTATAATCCGAAAGATAGTTATCCCAACTCTTTCTTATATCTTCCAAAGAGCTTACAACTATTTCTTTAAATTCATTTTGTTGTTCTAAATGCGTCAGCATTTCTTTTAACTCTTCATTATTAAAGTCATCCTCCTGTAATCCAGGAATCGCTTTATATAATAATGGTTTCATAAGAGAAAAAGGATTTACTGTATCAAAATAGCCAGGATAGTGACAATCAAATGGGTCATTGAATGAATCATGAGAAGACATTCTTATTGTTTTATACTTCATTATTTTATCTAAAGTTTCCAAATCAACATATTTAAAATAAGTTATCTCGTTATAAACACTATTTTTTTTCAGTATTTTTATTCATGAAAATAAAATCCTTTTTCCAAATTTATTTAATTTAATTGGTTTTCCTAACGTAAAATAAAGCGCCTGAAGAAAAACCTCTTCTTTCTCCCCCACCCGCCAGCCATACGGCACCCGCCCATCAATCACATCGTGACAAGATGAGCAGCCGTATACAGCCCAGAAGTCATCGCTTTTATACCCCATACCATGCGTAGGGCTGGGGAGATGGCACAATACCGTTGTTTCTAGATTGCCGTTGCAGATGCCAGAGATCGGCAAAGTACAAGCCTGCCCTCGGGCAGACTCACGTAACGCTTTACTTCTGAATGCAGGAGATTTTATTATCATAATCAAAAGCTCATCAGTTGGCTAACGGCTTGTTCCATTTCATATTGATCAGCAAAATACTGGCTCAGCGTCTCGTTCCAGATCACGCCAAATACGCCGCGGTAAACCTTGTCGAACTTCTCTTGCCCCATGTTGACGAATGCAATGATCCAACGCTGTTTAAGCGTTGCCACCATCAGGATTAGGTGCCAAATCATAGAATCCGGCTTTTACCATGACATGATTCAGGTAGGCATCCTTGGTTTTAACTGCCTCTGGATCAAAACGCTGGCGGCACATCGAGCAGCGGACAAATCGGCGATATCCAGCCCGTTTTCGCTCTGTCCTGGCTGCCGCATGGGGTGAAGGCAAACGGAGCCAGTTTATCTTCCAGATCATCAAGCATTACATCGCTCGACAGCGATAAATCAGTGCATTTTCACACGTCATACTCATTGGTCAGCCCTTATTTCTTGGTTTTCATCCGTTGTGCTGTGGTTAGCAGCCCGGCGTAACTCGTCTTGGTAGCGCTTATCTAATTCCTTGTTTGCTTGTGCTCGTCGTTCCTCCCGTTCGTGCCGTTCCTGCGCTTCCCGTTGCTCTTTCTGATCCAGCAATATCCCAGCGAATGCCTGAATTTTTGTCAGCATTCCATCCTGCTTTCCTCTGTCCACCTTTGGCGGTGGCAAGCTGACGTGCGGTGATAAATATCGCGTGGCGTCCGGTGCGGGTAATAACCCTGCGTTAACGGCCTGTTCTATCGCACCTTTCACAGCCCCTTTGTCCCAGCCTTCCGAAATCGTCCACTGCGGCAAGGCGCCAGAAGACTGAGCGGTTGCAACCAGGCGGTCATAAGCAGCGATAAACGCCATACGAGCCCCAACACGATCACCATCAGCGAAAACAGGTTCAGCAACGCGCCATGCCTGAGCTATTTCCGCTGTCCAAATCAGTGTATTCGCCTCATCCTGTGCAGGCAGCGCGATTGCCCACGCCTCATTAGCGCTAACCCATGACGGCCGGCCGATGAGCCGCTGGATGTTGCGAATGATATCGGCGGGCTTTGGTGCATAGCGCCCCTGCTCAGGATCGGTGATCCACTGGCTGAACGCCTGTCGAATCAGACCGATATCGAATGAACCGATAGCATTCCAATACAGGCGGATCACGGCTTTCGATGAATCCTTACCGTACACGGCCAGTGTCGCTTTCAGCAGCTCAGCAAATTCACGCTTCGCCGCCAGCTCAATGTGTTCGTCAGTAGCGACCATCGATATCTCCTCGGTTCTCCAGCGCCTGCGCTTCCTCCTGTAGCCACTCTTCGAACGCCTGCGCGTTACGGGCTTCAAGCGCCTCCTGCTTGTTCAACGGTGCTGCGCTGCGCACAGCCTGATTGCGATTCACCAGCCATTCAAACTTCAATCCCTGCCAGCCAGCGGCCATCGCTTCACCCAAAGCCTGATCAACCGTCCAGCCAGCGTTAACGGCTTTCGCCAGCTCTTGGCCGAGAATATTCACAACGGTTTGCGTGATCGGGGCCCGTTTAGCGTTACGGTGCTTCACGTAATCCCCCCAGACCTGACCGCAGGGCAATGTCGGGAACGCAGAAAAATCGAATCCAGCCAGTGGTGATTTCAGCGCGATTTTTCGTGCGGGCGTACCTTGTGATTCATGTTTTGAATTTACTTGTGGATCATGTTTTGAATTTACTTGTGGATCGCCTCCAGATTCTGGAGGGTCAAAACACGCTTTAGCGCCAGATTCTGGAGGGTGAAAACCGTTTGAACCTCCAGATTTCAGCGGGTCAGATTTTGAACCGTCAGATTCTGGAGGGTGAGAATTTGATACCCGTTTAACCAGTCTGGCCGCTTTAACTTTGGCGATTTCCCGTAAAGCAACGTCTTCCAATCGCTCTGCGTTCAGGTAATAAAGATTGGAGGTATTACGGTTACCTTTACGGCGACCTTCACGATATAACCAACCCGCCTCTTCCAGCTCGGCCATTGCGCCACGAATGGTGCTTTCCCCCGCGCCTAACTGTCGGGCAATAGTTTCCACGCTGGGATAGCTGATACCGTCGTCATTCGAGTAATCAGCTAAACGCACCATAATCAGAAGTTTTGTATTTTTGTATGCCATTGGCGGCACACGCTTCCCATACGTGGCCGGTTAACTTGCTGCTCATTTGACCTCCGTATAATATTTTTGAAATTTCCACAGCGGCTGGCTGCACTGGTGGGGGTAGCCAGTACGCATAAAAATCACCTGCTTGTTGGCTCGGTCATATCCCGTCACATGCACAATCACGCCGCGCTGATCTCGATAGCGTCTGTCAAGAGGCTGAACATGTGTCATGATCGCCTGCCGTGTCCGTTTCTGCCGGAGGCTGTTGGCGGGAATAAAACGCCTGCGCCATACCGGAAAAAGCCCCTGTGATTGCCAAGCGCCGAGTTTCATCACCGGCAATATCAAGCTTTTTGCCGACGATCTCGGCAATCATTTCGATGCCTTGCGTTTGATTCATCGCGCCGTGCTTTTCGGTACCAACGGCAACCAGTCGGGGATCGGCAGATCTGCGGGTTTTGATCTGGTCTTCCCGTACAACATGGAACGGTAAGCCGGCCTTGCCCACTTTCTTGCGGGAAAGCAATTCCTTGCGAACGCCAGAAGCGATCGCGGCCCCTGCCGTTGGTCCGGCAGGTTGATGTATTGTGGTCATTGGTTAGTCCTTAATTTTACTGCTTTTCCAAATTTTGCACTTGGTCAGGGTGCGGAAATAAATGCGGAAGATCTGGGCGAACTTGGTACGCTGGGATAGCACCGTTTGTTGTAATTTCAATGCGTTTGGCATTTTCAGCAGATACCTTTTTCTTTCCGTGTAGCCACGCCCAAACGGTAGGCTGCTTAACACCGCAGGCTGTGGCTAACTTCTGCTGACTGCCGATAAGCTCAATGGCCTCGGAGATAGCGCTGGTAGACATAAATAAACCTATAGTTTTAATTTACAACAAAGAATAACCAAAGCTATTCGCAAAGTAAATAACCATAGCTATTTGACTAAAAATAGCTATAGCTATAATTTCATACCTATGAAAAAAGAGACGTTTGCAGACAGGCTGAACTTGGCCATGAGGGAATCAGGGGTTAATCAACCAACCCTTGCGGATGCTATTGGTATTAAACAGCCAAGTGTGTGGAAAATGACCACGGGTAAGACCCAAAACCCTCGGAAATTACTGGAAATATCAAAAGCTCTCAATGTCCGGCCGGAATGGCTATCTGGCGGAGAGGGACCAATGCGTGCTGGTGGTTCAATACCAGCGCAGCGAGAATCCTCCGTACCACCTAAGTCAGAATGGGGCACAGTAGCAGCCTGGGACAGTAATACGGCGTTATCAGAGGATGAAGTAGAAGTGCCTTTTCTTAGGGATATCGAGTTTGCTTGTGGTGACGGGCGCATTCAGGACGATGACTACAACGGCTTTAAGCTCCGCTTTTCCAAATCTACCTTACGCAAGGTTGGCGCGAATACCGACGGTTCAGGTGTGCTCTGCTTCCCTGTGACAGGTGACAGCATGGAGCCGATGATCCCAGACGGCACCACTGTCGCCGTTGATACCAACAATAAGCGCATCGTTGACGGTAAAATTTACGCCATTGCTCAGGAAGGCGGTGGTAACGACAAGCTGAAGCGCATTAAGCAGCTTTACCGCAAGCCTGGCGGCGTTGTTGTGATCCATAGCTTTAACCGAGACACGGATGAAGAATCCTATGAATCCGAGCTGGAGATTATCGGGCGAGTGTTTTGGTATTCAGTGTTGCTATAGCCTAATAAGCGTTACGTTCTGAAAATCAGCAGAAATGTTAATGGAGCCTGTTGTGGCAAAAAAGAACGAAAGCAGTCCACCACAGTCGGAAATTGATCACATTCTTTACTGTAGAAAGATAGTGAGCTTTACGGGTGCGAAATGGAATCTGAAGCCACCACCAGGAAGATCGCCGACTTGGCTTCAGATATCTCTTGTTCCAACAGATGATGACGGCATCCCAATCTCCGGTCTGTATTTCATGTTGCAGTGGCGCCCAGCAGAGGCAGAAAGTTCAGATGGTTATGGCGATTGTCCGAAAATATCTCTCGTCGTGCTATATAACGGAAGACGGATTTTTGCTGTTGATTCATACCCGTTCGATCGACATACCAACAGATATGAGGTTGAACACCCTGACTTTATTAAAAGTATCCTTGGCCCCCACTATCATCTCTATTTTGAAGAAGCTGGACCGAATGAAATAGCCTTGCAGATACCTGACCAGATAGCACTCGGTGACCTTCAAGGATACTGGAAATTTTTCTGTTCAAAGCTTAATGTAACTTATAACGGTGAGTTACCGTCGCCAACCCAAGAAGATTCGGGGCAAATGTCACTACTATGATGTGCTCAACTGTCATATCAAGATTAGGGTTCGAATGCCATCCCATTGGTCGAGAAATCCTGAGAATAATCAGTCCGTTCACTTACTGTGATGACGGAGAGCATGTTGGTGCCTTCGTTCAAGAGATTAATGGCCGGTACAAGGTGAGTGACAGAAGTGATGCGCTGATGAACATGGAATCTCGAGGGATAGTCATCACTAAAAAGCGCCTTGAAGCCCTCAAAGTCATGCTTGCGCACGAAGGCTCTGAATTGAATGAACGTGGAGAAATCATCAAGTGGGCAACCGAAGAGGATATTGGCACCGCGACCTCAAGTGTTATCAGAGCTGGCATTCTGGCATCTATGTTGTCAGTTGATTGGTATCAACCGATAAACTCAAGTAAATTTGAGTCTGAAGTTATTGATTTTTTATACAAATCTCAGTTGAACGTGAAACTGGCGCTGAGAGAAGAGATTGTCGGCATGAGTGGGCATAAAATCATGGTCCCTATCACGGTGAAATCTCCTACGCCAAAGTACGTGTTTACCTCAAGTGTCAAAGAAGGTGGCAACTGGAATGGCGCTTATTCGTTGTTAGGTAAACTCATTGATTTACGTCAAGCGAACACTGCCGTGAATAATCGCTATGTCGTAGTAGATAGCGAGGCAATCGGTAGCCAGCTACAACAACTTTCGTTGCTTTTTAACGAAACCAGCCACGTTCTCCCCTTCTCTGCTCGTCATAAATGGCTTGAAAGACTTGCCGCTTGAATGATTATCACCCCAGTGCACTTAGCTGGGGTGATTTCTTTTTGCTAACGCGCCTCAACCATATCACAACTTCCTGCATAAATTCGCATCAGTATTGGCTTCTAAAAACCAAGAAAACAACCAATAAAACAACCAAAGTTATTTACATTGAAAATAGTTTTGGTTATATTGGTTTTATCCCAAGCGGGTACGCTCTTTAAAAACCAGGTTAAGTTGCACACAACAACGGTCTGCATGTACCGGTGCGACGGCTACGGCTAAACATGAGCGTTACCAACATTGGAGGACGCCAAGATGCAGTAACAGCGCGGACAGCCAGAAGCGTATCGGTTATTAGCGCCGATTGAGCGGCAGAGACTCAAGGGCATGGGTGCGGCTACTGCGAGAGTGTGGCTGGTTTTCTTTAGGGTGTGGTGAATGCGTAGGCTGATTCGCGGGCGTAACGAGCCCAATGGTTGCGGGAAAAACAGGCTGTAAGACAAGTCGGAAATCAACGCCGGCCATCACACCACCAAAGCAAACCAAGGAATAAGGACTGACCAATGACCAAACTACGTAAAAAACGCCGTACAGCAAATGCTCGCCAGTGCGTAGAAAACCTTCAGCGCATTACCCAGCGTAGAAGTGATCGCGTAGCAAAAGCGTTAGCGGCTACAACTTGCCGCGAATCAATGCCAGCCCCTACCCAACCTAAAAAGTTGCGTTCAGTTAAAGCCAGCGACAGTAGCGATCCCGATCGTTACGTTGGTTACTCAGCGGTCGGGCGCCAGAAAATGCGCAGCAGCAGCAAAATTCCACGCGGCGTTTACTAAATACCTCTATCAAGCTCACTTCGGTGGGCTTTTTTTTCGCCTGAAAAGCGAGTTTTACGCCTCACCAGGGCAACCACAGCCACCTTCGGGTGGCTTTTTTATTTCTTTCGATCAAGGACTCACCAGTGGCCATCAACATGACTCCCGTTAAATCATCCCAGATCCACAGCATCGGTCACGCTCCAGTGACCAATACGCTGGCTATTCGTTTCAACGGTCGCGGCGATGCGCCGGGCAGCCTGTACCACTACAGCAACGTGAGCGCCGACGATTTCGCCGCGTTCTCCGGCGCTGATTCAGTTGGCAGCCACTTCTATCGCAACATCAAACCTCACACCGACCGCTTCCCTTATCAGCGCATCAATGAGGAAAAGACCGAAGAGTAACTAAGTAGGCCTTCACCATGCGCTCCGCTCATACAGAGCGCATGAGTAAGTTTATTGGCAAAAAGCGAGGTTTCTGATGAGCGAATACAACTACCAACGAATGCTGGAGGAGCGGCTTGAACGGTATGAGCGCAAGTTACATACCAACCCTATGGAAAAGGCAGTACTGGAAGAACGCATTGAGTTACTGCACCAAAACGGAAATTTTACCGATCGCCTGAAACAACTCATCGTATCAGAGTGCGTTTCTGGCATTGAGAAACGGCCAATTCTTCGATTAGTCGAATCGCCGGAAATGGCTGAGTGTTTGGGCGAGTTTCAGGAAAGGTTGTTTTTCATGACGGTGGCCACTGAGCGTATCAGTGAGATCGATGCTGAAGAGAACAGCGTACCTGATGAATTTCTCTGGTAACCGAAAAAGAGAAAAGCCCCAGTTTGTACCGGGGCTATCCCGGTCAACAGCGACCAAACCGTTGACCATAAGGACTGACCAATGACCATAGTCATCAGCAGTTGATCGGGGACCAACCCGATCCGGAGAATCATATCATGACCATCCGTTCCGTTAAATATATCCAGTACCGGCACCGTATTGGCAGCAACAATATTCACCAAAATCCACAGCAAAACAATAGCGTGATGTTTCCTATCATCATCACCCTCGCTGCATTTTCTGTTTTGTCGTTAATTCTGTAATAAGGACTGACCATGACCAGCAACACAATGACCACGTCGGCGCTACCGCCGGCAGCCGAAAGCAACCTGACCACTAAAGCATTGAACGATATCGACTGGCACCTTGAGATCCGCAGCACCATTGGTATCTGCATGATCGTGTCAGCGTCGGAATCGGCGGTGCCAATCTACCCCACGGGGGCAAACTTCAAAGACTCATGGCCGGAAGGCTTAACGGAAGCCATTACCGCACGAATTCGTGAACTGTTGGAAGAAACGCCCCCTCACTTAGTTCGTCGTGCTGAATGGACAGAATCCGTGTTAGCCGGTTCGTTCCCGTTGAAAGAGCAGCACCTCGACCTACTCAGCGCAGCGGGCATTCACTCGCTGTTTGATGTGGTGCGCCGCACACCGGATGCGCTGACCGAGAAAGTAAAAGGTTTTGGAGTCAGCACGGCCCGTCAGGTACATGCGAAGTGCATGGGACTGGTAAAGGATTGGGAATTGGCACAAAAACAGAGCGAGGCCGCATAATGGACGAAGAATTTAACCCTATTGGCGCGTTGTTTAAGCCAGAAGACGACAAATGTAACTGGCTGCCAGTCATCATTTACCGCATGCGCACCCGGTCATCAATACGTACGGGGGAACCATATAAACCGGAGCCTAAGCCCATTTATACCGGCTATAGCCCTCAGAAACAGCAACCAATAACGCTACATATTGGCGCACGGCGTAATTATTCGTCATCCATCATGCTCAGCATTTATCAGTTGCACCGCCGTGGCATCAACGAAAACGAGATCGCCAAAGATACCAGTATCCCGGTAGGCGATATCCGTAAACTGCTGGCACGTAAAACCCAAGTTCAGCGCAAACAATGGCAACTGGCTCAACAACTGCCGTTGCCATCTAAAGCGGTGATTTTGAATCGCTTAACAAAAGAAATCTGATCATAAATACTGACCAATGACCAATAACACCACTGAAAAAAACACTGTTGTAGAAACATCAAGGTTGAAGTTAGAAAAAATGATGAAAAACTGGGAACCGTATTAATCAGCAAAGGAAACATCGAATGGCTACCATCTGGAGACTCAGTAAATAAATACCGTTTTTCATGGGATGTTTTTTCTAACTCAATGGAAAATTAAGGGAAATTAATAAAAGTAAAAAAATAACAAAAAACCATGGTTGCATCAGAAAATAAATTTGATGCAACACTATTATAAAAATCCAAAATAATAATTTAAACACCAACCCTAATTGTGTTTAGACATATCAGTACCTCACTAACTAACCTAATTCCCTTCCTTAAATAGACCAAACGACCAAAATACGGAGCTGCGCCATGGTGAGTTAGTTGCATTGACTTGGGAAGATATCGATCTGGATGCCGGTGTTATCCATATCTCACGTAATTTAACCATCCTCGGCCACTTTGGGCCTCCTAAAACAGGCAGGAATCCGTACAGTTACCTTGCTTAAACCGGCACTGGAGGCGCTTCAATCTCAAATGAAAATCACGTGGAACAAGCGTGCGAATGATATTGTCTATCACCACAGAGAATATGGCCTTGCCGAAACCCAACGTTTACGCTTCGTTTTTCTACCTCAAGCGCGCAAAGGTGAGTAAAAGTAGCTGCGCCCATCACTCACCGAGTAATTCTGGTACACCACTGTAAAACGATCTGGCATTCGTCGCCGTAATCCGTACCATACACGCCATGATCGTGCAGACCGTGTTGGCGTCTGCGCTGAACCGTTTTCCATCCGCAACGCCTTTTGCAACGAGCACAGATAAAAATGTCAGAAAATCAACAAATTAACCAAAAACAACAATACAACCTCAACAAATTGCAAAAGCGCCTGCGGCGTAACGTCGGCGAAGCTATCGCTGATTTCAATATGATCGAAGATGGCGACCGCATCATGGTGTGCCTGTCCGGCGGGAAAGATAGCTTCACCATGCTGGAAATTCTGCGCAATCTGCAACAGAGCGCGCCGATTAACTTTTCTCTGGTTGCGGTGAATCTGGATCAGAAGCAGCCGGGGTTCCCGGAGCACGTTCTGCCGCAGTACCTTGATAGCATCGGCGTGGAGTACAAGATCGTCGAAGAAAATACCTACGGGATTGTGAAAGACAAGATTCCAGAAGGGAAAACCACTTGCTCACTATGTTCACGCCTGCGCCGCGGGATTCTGTATCGTACCGCGACGGAGCTCGGCGCAACAAAAATCGCCCTTGGCCACCACCGCGACGATATCCTGCAAACGCTGTTCCTGAACATGTTCTACGGCGGGAAACTGAAAGGCATGCCGCCGAAGCTGATGAGCGACGACGGTAAGCATATCGTCATCCGCCCTCTCGCCTACTGCCGTGAAAAAGATATCGAACGCTTTGCTGAAGCCCGTCAATATCCGATTATTCCGTGCAACCTGTGCGGGTCGCAGCCAAATCTGCAACGTCAGGTGATTAAAGACATGCTGCGCGACTGGGACAAACGCTATCCTGGCCGTATTGAGACCATGTTCAGCGCCATGCAGAACGTTGTGCCTTCTCATCTTGCCGATCATGCGCTGTTCGATTTTAAAGGCATTCGTCACGGTAGCGACGTGGTGGATGGTGGCGATCTGGCTTTTGACCGTGAAGAACTACCGTTACAGCCAGTTGGCTGGCAGCCGGAAGATGAAGATGACGCGCCATCCGTGACCCGCCTTGACGTGCTGGAAATAAAATAA